GGCTGGGGTTTGGCCATCGGCGCGCCGGGAGCAGGCCTAGGCGGGTTGTGTGGCTGGAGCAACTGTGGCTGGAGCAACTGTGGTGGTGGTGTGGTGGTGGTGGTGAGGTAACTGGCGGTAGGGAATGGGGCCAGAACATGGGCTGAATCGCGCGAGAATCGATTCTGACGGCCTAGCAGTGTCGGGTACGTGGTTTTGTACCCCAGAGGGCTAGACGGCGCTCAGAATCGATTCTGGAGCTTCCAGGCGCCGCTAACGCCGAGACACTCGGCCAGGTTTGGTGAGCACCTGTCTTCGTGGTAAGATTCCCCTTAACGACTACCCAAGGAGGAAAGATGAAGTACGAATACATGGGCAGCGACGCGGGCGGTGAATACTGGTACCGCAATTACTTGGACGCTGATGGAAACCAGCGCCCAACGGGATATAAATCTATGGGAGAAGAACTAACAAGCCTTCTTGGAATACCCGCCCACAAACTCACCGCCCGCGTTGCGGAAGACATGGGTGAACTGTTAACAAAAAGGATCCAAGGGGTAATTCCCCGGGAATATAACGTACAAGTACGATACGAAGTTGTAACGGCTATATTACCACTTCCTGATGTATTCAATTCTATTTATGGAAAGCATCGGGAAGAAGTATTGAAAACCACATTCTGCTTGTTTACGGGAGCGCAAAAGAGTCGGTACTAAACCGAAATAACTAGTGGTTTTAATCCTATTTATTAATTTCCAATAGAAGTTTATGCACAAAACTGGGTAAAGCGCGGTGTGCCTGAAGCGTCCCGCCTAGTTCGCTGGTATGTATAATATATATACATATTGAAACCGACCGAGGAGGAGACAAAATGCTTTACAACCTCGATTCTTACTACAGGGATGGGCACAACGACCCTCAGCCTGCCCCTAAACTCTGGTCCTGTCGTGCAGTCCCTGGGGATTGGACACGAACCCCGGGCAAGGTAGCTTTAGCGCTTTGTGTCGGTGTTGACACTTTTGTCACCCTATACACTAGAGGTGACAAGCTTTCTGATGGGGGCTACGCGTTCTTCATCGGTGACCGCGATAGCGCCCGCATCAGTTGTAACTTTGGTAGTGAGTCGCATAGCGTGTTTAGGGGGCTCGGACAGTATGCTAGCGGGCTACTGGACCTCCATAAGCGGGCGGCTCGGCGAGAGTACGCCGAGTATGGGGCTGACGCCATCCAAAGACTCTGCGTGATTTTCAGCGAACCTCCAACAACCGCCCGGTACTGGGATGCGATCCTTTCGATGGGAGACTAGCTAGTAGGCGAGCAAGGCCGGACTTGCCCGTTGTCCCAGAGTTGACACCCCGCCAGAGTATCCCCTATGATGGACTCGACAGTGAGTACACGGTCGACTCCTTGGGTGGCAACCCCCCAGCACTGAGCGCTGGGGGGTTGTTTTGTGTAGGCGGGGTAAAATGAAGGGTTAAGGGTCAAAATGTGTGTCTGGCTCGGCGTGTCGCGGGGGTTAGATTTGGCCTTTTTGAATGCCGATTGAGTGGGTGTAGTCGGTGTCGATAGCGTTGTCGTAGAGGGCTGGGCGTCCTGTTTCGTGGTCGGCTTCATCCAGTGTGGTGATCCGGGTCAGTTTCAGCGCAAGTCGGTAGATGGTGCGCCCGGCATCGGTGCGTGGTGTAGTGGTGGTGTAGTGGTGGTGTAGTGGTGGTGTAGTGGTGGTGTAGTGGTGGTGTAGTGGTGGACCACGCGTTGGGCGTGGACGAGGCAGCGTTGGATTTCCGTAGTCGGCCAGCACTTTTTGACCCCTAACCCAAAATGAACAATCTAAAGTGTTCATTTCTAGACTTCAGTAGCCAGTATGATATGATATACATATCAAAACAACCCGAGGAGGAAAGATGAACCCCACCACCACTACTACCGCCACCGGCATCTACCGAACCGACTACTGCACCCAGCAGGCTCTGGAAGACCTATTTGAGGTTAAGTTGGACCCGGAGTTGGTCAGGGACTACACCTCCGCTCTAGAGGAGGAACTTGACAAGGTAGCCCCCGAGTACGCGGTTGAGTTTTACGAGACATTCGCACTCAGCAAACTCCCTCTAGACCAGGACTTCTGGATCCTGGTACAGGAGATTGGGGAAGAGTTGCTCCCCCAGTTCTTCTGATAGCTAACCCCGCACAACCACCCAGCTACAGGCTGGGTGGTTTTCTTTGTGCCCAGGGGCTTATAGTGTCCTTATGACAGAAACCCCAAGACCACCAGGCTATAGCGCTCTTGAACCACGACTAGGTGAGAAACGCAAGCGGCGCTCCCGGACGGGGAACATTTGCGGCGCGAAAACTAGGGCAGGACTGCCCTGCTCGAACAAACCCATGTCCGGGAGTAATCGCTGTCGAGTGCACGGGGGCAGTGCTCCCCAGACACTAGGCCGTGCTAAAAGGCGGGTAGTTGAACAGCGAATCAAACTTGAGTTGGAAGCGCGCGGCTGGCAGCCGATCACGGATCCGGTCCCGCTGTTCGCTGATCTGGCCGGTGAGATCTGGGAGTGGAAAGAGTCTGCGCGGGCTCGTGTGGATGAGCTCGAGTCCTGGTCTGTAACTAACCTCCTGACTGGGGCTGAGGATGTCCGAGCAATCGTACAGGTGTACGAAAAGGCACTTGACCGGGCACACAGGACGTTAGTCGATATGCTGAGGATCGGTCTCACAGCTGAGCACCTGAGGCAGGCGAAAGAGCGGCCCAGTCGTGAGCAGGCCGAGATATTCCAACGTGTGCTCGATAAATTGCTGGGGGCACTCATGCTTACCCCAGAGCAGAGAGCGCTCATACCTCAGGCACTCAGCGCAGCACTCCGCGACGAGGGCCTAGTATGACCGGCAGCATAGCGGACATCAGGGCACACCTAGCCGAGATACCCCGACTCTATGCGCTACTACCGTCAGCATCAGTAGCCCGGGTACCCGGGGGAGAGACACGCTCAGTACCCGGGCCACGCGAGCCAGCACGGCTAGGCATACTCCGGCTACTCGATACTCGGGACCGCACAGCATGGACTCAGGGTATGGGGCACTGCGATCCCGCCAGTGTCGGGGTACTGCCCTACATCAGGGGCTGGGCTCTCGATATCGAGTCCCAGCTACTCGATGCTGGACACACGGAGCTAGCACCACTACCCCACCGACAGGGGGTAGCGGAGTGGGCCAGCTGGCTATCGGGGGTGCTGGAACTGGCCGAGCGACTGGCGGTCTGGCCAGCGCTGGCAGCTGGCATCACGGCCACACACGGGGCACTGGTCGGGGCTACCCGGCTAGTCACCGGTGAGAGCGGGGGTGGCGTGCCTTGCCCACTATGCGGCGGTGGTCTGACTAGGCGTGAGGGGGAGACCACAGTGTGGGAGTGCGCCGAGTGTGGGCACGTCGTATCGGTACGTGCGGTCACCCTGAGGCAGGCGTCATCGATGGTAGGTGTGCCCTACCCGACACTCTCAGGGTGGGCGCGGGACTACGGCCTACTCACGCCGATCACCGATGGCAGACGCCAGCGGCTATACGACCTCGGGCAGATACGCGCAGTGGTGGCGCAGCGGAGACTAAGCGGTGAGTGGGCTTAGTGTCGGATTGACAGCAATGGGGATTAATGTAAGATAGACACTAATAGGGGAGCAGTGTATCTATGGACAGTGACAGCGCGGTATGGCGCCACCTAGCCCAGCTGTACACACCTACCCTAGCTACCCCCGGAGACGTAGCCCGGCTGATCGATCCTAGGACTCGGCAGACTCCGGCACTAGACATCATCGACCGAGAGCTAGTACGACTAGCCGATACCCCGGACAGCCGCCTGATAATCACGATGCCTCCACAGGAGGGCAAGAGCACGCGGGTGGGCCGTGACTTCCCGGTCTGGCTACTGCATAGGCGTCCCGATACCCGTATCGTCATGGGCAGCTATGGCCAGTCACTAGCTGACCGAAATGGCAGGCTAGTACGCAACGCCATCGCGTCCCACCCCGAGCTGGGTATCTCCATAGCCCCGGACCACGGGTCCGTCAGCGAATGGTCCATAGCCGGGCGCGCTGGCGGAGTCTATAGCGTAGGCCGAGCTGGCGGTGTCACTGGCCGTGCAGCTGACCTGATCATCATCGATGATCCCGTCAAAGATCGTATGGAGGCAGACTCCCAGATCATTCGCGATGCCTGCTGGGATTGGTGGCGTGACGCTCTGGCATCCCGCCTAGCTACCGGGGCTCGCGTGGTGCTGATCATGACGCGCTGGCATCAGGATGACCTAGCCGGTCGGCTCATGCAGCATGACACCGAGGCAGGTTGGCGGGTGGTCAACATCCCGGCCCAGTGCGATAGTACGGATGACCTACTAGGCCGCAAGCCAGGGGAGTACCTACAGTCTGCGCAAGACCGCAGCACCGAGCAATGGGAGCAGAGGAAAGCGACAGCTGGGGCTAGGACGTGGGCGGCGCTGTATCAGGGCCGACCAGCACCTGCACAAGGCGGCATCCTACAGCGCCAGTGGTGGCAGCGGTGGTCTGCACTCCCACGTATGGACAGGGTGTACCAGTCGTGGGACCTCACCTTCACTGGCTCGCGTGGCTCTGACTACGTTGTCGGTCAGGTGTGGGGACAGCACGGGCACAACCTGTACCTGCTGCATCAGACCCGGGGTAGGTGGGGGTTCACTGACCAGCTGTCCGAGATCATACGTACCCGTGAGGCTTGGCCTCAGACGGGGGCAATCCTGATCGAGGCAGCGGCTAACGGGCACGCCGCCATCGACACACTACGGGCTCGTGTGCCCGGCATCATCGGGGTCACACCACGCGGGGGTAAGGCTGTGCGCGCTGAGGCCGTGGCACCACTGATCGAAGCGGGGAACGTGCACCTACCAGCACTTGGCCCTTGGGTGGGTGGTCTGATCGAGGAGTGCGCTTCGTTCCCCAATGACGCGCATGATGACCAGGTGGACGCGCTGACTCAGGCAGTGTCATGGGCACTTCTGCCAGACCAGAGCGTGCGCAAGGGTAGTTCATTCTTCAACATCGGGTAAGGGAGGCGATCATGCCTATAGAGGATGTGGTGTCAGCTGTCGGCCAACATAACCAGCGGACTGGCGTGTACAAGACCTACCACAACTACTACTCCGGGCAGCACGAGCTTCGCTTCGCTACCCAGGGGTTCGTTGCCAAGCATGGCAAGCTATTCGATAGTCTGCGCGAAAACATATGCCCTACAGTCGTCACCGCCACAACCGATCGGCTCGCCATCGAGTCGTGGGGGAGTGAGGATGCCGATGCGTTCGCCGCTGAGCAGGGGCTCAGCCGACTAGAGCACGCGGTAAATACAGAGCTGGTGAGGTGTGGCGATGCCTACACTCTCACGTGGCCAGGACGTGATGGCAAGCCTATGGCTCGCTATCACCGAGCTGATCGTATCGTCCCACACGTTGACACTCTGGCACCTGATCGTCTGGACTGGGCCGCGAAGCTCTGGGCTGAGGGCAAGCAACCTCACGCTCGCGGTCGGGTCAACATCTACTACGCCGACAGGGTGGAGCGGTGGGCCACCAGAGAAGTGCTGACAGGCAGCACACTGCCCGAGCAACCGAGCGCGTGGATGCGTCACCGGGATGATGACGGCGACGACACCATCGGCCACACCATGGGCGTGGTCCCAGTCTGTTGGTTTAAGCGTGAAGCAGATGAAGCGGAAGGCTATGGGTTGTCGGCGCTGGCTGACGTGATCCCACTACAGGACGCGTTGAACAAGGGGCTCGCGGACATCCTTGTCCTCAGCGAAACCTACGCTAGGCCGTTCTGGTATTTGCTGAACTATCAAGCACCTAACCAGAACCCGTACCTCCAATACCAAGAGATACAGGCTAGGCAGCAGGGGCAATGGGACCCCACCAAACAGCAAATCTTTACCCACGATGGCCCCGGCCCATTCGGCCAGCTCGAACCGCCTGACCTCGGGCCACTGATCGAGAAACAGCAAGCGATCCGCGACGCCATCGCCGCCGTGTCAGGTGTGCCCCAGTACTACCTAAGCCAGCTCTCAGGACATGTGCCATCGGGTGAGTCACTCCGCGTACTGTCCTCACGACTACTCGCGGGGGTATCCCGGATACAGGCGGCTACTACCCCGGTATGGCGGGGGCAAGCCCAGCTACTCGGGCTAGCTGAGCCAGACATTAGGTGGCGTCAAGCACAACAGCTCGATGAAACCGATCGGGTAACTAACGCACAGGCACTGCACAGTATGGGCGTAGCGCTAGAGGACATCATCGCCTATCTCGATCTCCCAGACCGAGAGGGTGCCCTAGAGCGGGCACGGCAACAGGCGGCAACCAGCGCTGAAGCAGTAGGCCGGGCACTAGCGGCTGGCCAGATACCCGCCAGCTACTAGGGGGTCTGATGCCTTACACCGACGAGACGATGCAGGCCCTAGCTGATGCTAGGGCTGAGTCGGAGAGAACCCTAGGTGGTATGGGAGCTGACCTTATCGCCATCTGGACAGGGGCACTAGCCGTACTTAGCGAACAGCTCCAGAAGGCGGTGCTTTCCGGTAACGGTGACATGGAGCGGGCCCTGAGGCAGGCGCAGAAGCTAGCGGCTGAGAAACTAGCTGAAGCCTGCACGGCTTCGAGCCGCAAGGCGGCTGAGTCCATAGGACCGCTGGTACGTACAGCCACGACTAGTGAGCTATCCCTGATCGAGTCACAGCTACCGGCTGACATTCGGCACCGGCTAGCCGACCCTCCAGAGACCGCGCTAGCCGCCACCCTTCGCCGAACACGGCAGCGGATCACGGCACGGCACTACTACCTGTCAGCGGAGATGGCTACCGCTCTCCGCCTAGAGCTAACGCGGGGGATAGCTGAGGGACTCAGCCCCCGTGAAGTGGCCGACCACATCATGGCGGCCACGCAGAACAAGTTCTACGGTGGACTGACCCGAGCACTAGTCATCGCGAGAACCGAGATACTCGATGCCTACCGAGCGGCAGCGATGGCCACCGACCAAGCCAACCGGGACATCCTGGTTGGGTGGCAGTGGTACGCCCAGCTGGACGCTAGGACCTGTCTATCGTGCATCGCTCAGCACGGCAGGACCTACCCCATCGAGGAGCCGGGGCCGCTCGACCACCACCAGGGCCGGTGCACGCGCCTACCACAGACGAAGACGTGGGCAGAACTCGGGTTCGCTGGTGTGCCTGAGCCAGAAGGTGTGCGTATAACACCGGGCCCGGAATGGCTAGAGCAACTATCACCTGATACTCAGCAAAAGATCATGGGGAAAAGCCGATATGCCGCATGGCAGGCGGGAAATTACCCCCCAGAAATGTGGTCTCAGCCACGGGAAACCAAAGGCTGGCGGACCTCGTACCATACGGGCCCAGTCCCGGAGTAACTACCCAAGCCCGCACGGGCACAAACCGCCGCACGGAGGAAACGATGAATAACACCAACCAAAGCGCAGAAGCGCCGCAAGACCAGTCAGCAGAAGCTACGCCACAGCAGGGGCAGCAAGACCAGCAGGAACAGGGGGAGAAAACCGACACCACCGACTGGAAGGCTGAAGCCCGTAAGTGGGAGTCCCGCGCTAAAGCAAATAGCGCAGCTGCTGAAAAGTTAGCCAAGCTCGAAGAAGCTAACAAAACCGAACTCGAAAAGGCTACGGAAAAGGCTTCTGCTGCGGAGACGACAGCCCAGAAATGGGCTGAACGCTATCAACAGTTACTGGCGAAACAGGCAGTGTACGAAGCCGCTCAAGCGGCTGGCGCAATCGACATCGATGCTGTTTATGCGCTGACGCGAGACTCTATCGAAGTAGACGAAGACGGGTCCCCGGTTGGTGTGCCACAAGCGGTTAAGGCGCTAGCTTCGGCTAAGCCTCACTTATTCCGCGCAAATTCTCCGGGAGCAAAAGACGCTTTCGGCAGTCATCAAGAACCAGCGCTTAACAGTAGCGCTTTAGAGAATGTATTACGCCAAGCCCTTGGCGGTTAGGACTGAATCATGGCTATTACAGCTGCAAAGAAAACCTCCGATTTTTCTGGTTTTATCAAGCCGGAATTGGCAGAACCCATCTTTGAGGAAGCCGCCCAACTGTCCGTTGTGCAGCGCGTTGTACCCCGCATTGAACTTGGTGCGAGCGGCAAGGCAGTTCCAGTTGTTACCGGTCGGCCCCGTGTAGGCTGGGTGGGTGAAGCAGGGAAGAAACCTGCTACTGAAGGCAGCATGGCTTTGCGCGAAATGACCCCGAAGAAGGCAGCTGCCATCATGGTTGTTAGCGCGGAAGTTGTTCGCGCTAACCCCGGCAATTACGTGACCAGCCTTCAGTCCGAGCTTGCCCGCGCTTTCGCGGTCGCTTTCGACCTGGCGGCACTGCACGGGAAGGGCGCAGATGGCGTTGCCAGCGGGCCTTTCGATGACTACCTAGCCAAGACCACCAAGTCTGTCGAGATTGGCACCACTGCCCAGACCGCTGGCGGTATCCACGGCGACTTTGTGGCCGCCTTGAAGCTGCTTGCCGCCGATAAGAAACGCCTTACCGGCTGGGCTCTCGACGCCACTGTTGAGGCTGACTTGTTGGGTGCTGTCGACAGCACCGGTCGCCCCTTGTACGTGAGCTTGCCCACTGGCGATAATAAGGCTATTACCGCTGGACAGGTGCTGAATCGCACTGCCTTGTTGAGCGAGAATCTCGCTGTTGACGGGGTTGTCGGTTTCGGCGGCAACTTCAGCAAGGCGCGCTGGGGTGTCGTTGGTGGAATTACCTTCGATGCCAGCACCCAGGCAACCGTCACCATCAACGGTGAATTGGTGAGCTTGTGGGAGCACAACCTGATGGCGGTTAGGGCAGAAGCCGAATATGGCTTCCTCACCGCTGATGCCAGCGCCGCCGATTTTGTTAAGCTCACCAACAACTCCTGATCATTATGGGTGAGACTGTCGTTACGTTTACGTTGCCAGGGGGGACTAAAGTCACGGCACCATACAGCTTGGCTTTAGCCATTGGCTGGCAGCCTAAACCGAGTCGCGCTAAAGAACGCGACCCCCAGAATAAGTAAAAGTCAGGTGGTGTTGCGGCATGAATTTAGACGAAGCAACGGCGGTAGCTAAAGCCCTTATTGGGCCGATAGCAGACCAAGTATCTCCCGAGCAATGGGCTAGTTCTGCCGCTACATCACTTGTCCCAGATAGCGACGGGAACAGTCCGGGAAGCGCGGGATACACGCCCACCTATGAGCCCTATTGGCTAGCCGCTGAAGTGGTGGAATCACACGCTATCACTCAGCAACTATCCGGGGGTGCTCTCACATCATTTACGTCTGAGGGAGCATCCTTCCACTTTGAGGCCACTGACCTATTCAGGCTGGCCGGGAAGATCAGGGCTAAATCCCCTATCTCTCGTGTGTGTGCCAGTTTCAGTAGGGTCTTAGTAGATGGGCAGCTCTCAGACTATGTACCAGCTAGTGGTAAAAGACTGGCCGGACTTAGGGACGGGGATGTTGTGCGAGAGGATTTGGATTGGACATGACTACTCCGCTAAGTCCAGCCCATATAGCACAAATGAGGGCAGCGCAGCAAAGCATCATGACCTCACAAGTCAGGATCAATAGGCCAGCCACACGGCGCTACAACCCTGATACGAAACGCGACGAAGTAGTTCCCGGGACTCTCGTGTACTCAGGTAGGGGTAGAGTCCAGCCAACTAGCTGGACTCAGGGCATAGCCGCTACAGGTGGCGGTGAGTCAGTGCTCCGACCCCGCTACGTGGCCGCTATCCCATGGTATGTGGAGGGCATCATGCCAGGCCAGATACTCACCATCGAATCCGCGCTCCATGCGGACACCGTGGGCCAGCAATACCAGGTGACCTCAGTGGACAAGGCAGACGGCCCAGCGGCCTCAGCTCGGCGTATGCACTGCGAGTTGCTCGGGGAGCGTGCAGAGGGGCAACCATGAGCGATGACCTGGATAGCCTAGCCAGCGACCTGGCGGGAGCCAGTAAAAAGGTCCAATCCCACGCTGACAAGGCGATTCGAAAGTGTGGCGCTGACCTAGTGCGCATCGCGCAACAGCGGGCCCCTGTCGATACTGGTGCGCTCAGGGCATCCATCGGAATGGGCATTATCGGCGTCGCGAAAGTCGAAGTGGGGCCTACCGTGCACTACGCGCCATACCAAGAGTACGGCACCTACCGTATGCGGGCCCAGCCATACATGCACCCAGCTGCCGATGAGGTAACGCCATCGTGCGAGCTGGCTCTAGCCAAGCTAGGGCTCGAACTGCTAGTGACGTGGGGGTGACATATGAGTCTGCATGACAAAATCGCAGAAATGCTGCGCACCACCGGCCTAAAGGTGTTCGTCCAGCAGACCCCCGGAAACCCCCCGACACCCTACCTCGTACTGCGCGACGGGGTTGGTGTGGCTGAGGCACACCGCCTATCGATTCAGCCCTTGTGGGCGTCGGTATACGTCGATGTCCTGGCGGTAGCGTCAACACCTGACGGGTGCCGTCATGCTGCCTTATTAGCCCGGCAGGCTATCGCCGGGAAAAGACCGGATAACAACTCACCGCCTTTGGTGGAAGTGGATTCCGGCCCTGTATTGGTCGATGGGCAAACCCCGGCTGACCCCCGCTATTCAATCACCATTCGATATCACACTAAGGTGCAGATAGGGGCTATGTAATGTCTCATGATTGGGTGCGTGTTCGTCACGCACAAACCCGCCACGAATACACCGTTTCTAGGCTCGAAGCGGGCCTTGATAAAGACTTGGAAATTCTCCCCAACAAAGAGGCCGTCGATGTTAACGGGCGACCGCTTCCGCCACACAATCGCGAATCCTTTACACCGATTCCAGCCCCAGCAACCCCGAAACATGAGAAGGGAACAGACCAGTGAGTATCTCCCCATTTGACCCTCCCGGCATTGATGCAGCTGGTAATAGCAAAATCGTTTTTGTGAAGGCAATTGCCAACCTGACTGCGCCTACTCTCACCGAGATTAAGGCCGGAACTGACCTGTCGTGTGCCCTGTACGGTTTCGTGCCGAGCACTGAGCAGGGCACCGTTACTCGGACGAAGTACTGCTACAAGCAGGCCGCCGAAAGCTTGGGTCGAGCAACGACCACCATTGAGGCAATCGAATACGATTACAACCCACAGAAGCTGGATGACCAGGACTACGGTTACTACGCCGCCTTGACCCCCGGCACTAGTGGTTGGATTGTTGATCGCCGGGGCCTTGATGCTAAGACCGTTGGGTTTGAAGCTGACCAAATCGTGGATATCTACCCGGTGACGCTCGGGGCCCGGTCCCGTGTGGCCGTGGATTCTACCGCTGAGGGCGAGAAACTCCGCACACGGCAGGCTATTGCGGTCAGTGGTGAGTCGCTTCTTGATGTCAAGATTGTTGCGTGATGTCGTCTTATTTTGACCTTATTAAGCGCCGTCTAGAGGATTTCCACAGTGGCCCTACAACCACTGTGGAAATCCTCGTGGACCATGAGAATTACGCCCAACTCCGCGAAGCTTGGGTTGAGGCGCAACGAGAAGTCAGCCTTGCACAAGGCCGGTTAGACCTGGCGAAAGATGACAACAACATCCCGAATCGGCGGATGAATCAGCCATCGCCAGCTAAAGCCGCACAAGAAGGCTTAGATACCGCTATTCAGGCCGAGAAGCAGGCCCGAGACGCGGTACAGGCCTGCTTTATCCGCGTTCATTTGTCGGCCCCTTCTGGGGGGATGATGGCGGAAGTTGCAGCAAAAGCAGGGGCTGATCAAGCGCTCATTTATGACCTTCTCGTAAGGCGGTGTGTGGCCAAGGTCACTAGTACTGATGGCGCACCACTGAATGACCTCACAGCAGACGTGATCGCCGACTACCTGGCCGTAGCGCCAGTGGGCGAGCGCATGAAGGTTAATAGAGCACTCGATCAGGCATCCACACCAGTGGATTTTCCTATGTCGCGGGGGTCATAGCAGATGACCCCCAACTGCGGGCTGACATGCGCTCGGCCCGCGCACAAGGCGTCTCCCTTCGCCGCTACCTTGGGTGGGAACCCGTCCGGTACTACGACTCCGGCACCGGACGGGTTACCCAAGAGCCTGAGTATGACGAATGGGAAAGGGCCTTGTGGACCGCTTTTGCCCAGTGGGAAGCTGATCGTTGCCCAGATTGTGGTCAACCACTTTCCCAGTCACTATGGGATCCGGAAATGCCTGAGAGTCAGCGCGCAAAATGGCGTGCCGTGTATTGGCAGTGCCGGGCTTGCCTAGAGCTAGAGAACGCCCAAGAGAAACAGCGCGAGCTAGACGAAAACCAAGGCAAAGCTACGGGCCAATATGTGCCACACAAACACCGTAAATGGCAAGTCACACGTGACGACGAAAGGGGCCGGTAAATCATGTCTAACCGTACAGTACGTGTGGTACTAGAGGCTGTCACAGCTGGCTACCAGAAACAAATCGGAGATGCCGCTACCGCCACCAAGAAGCTGTCAGAAGAGGCCAAAGAGGCGCAAGATAGAGCGGGCCTAGCTGGTAAAACCCTCACCACCGCGTGGGGTGCGGCCGGGGTTGCTGCAATGGCTTTTGCAGCGGCAGCTTTAAATACGTGGTCCACCTTCGAAAGCGCCATGTCTGAGGCTGAGGCGGCCACACGGGAAACCGGTTACAACCTTGATGCTTTGCGCGCAGCCGCCATCCAAATGGGTGCTGAAACTAAGTTCTCGGCTATTGATGCCGCACACAGCATTCAGGAACTGGGACGTGCCGGTATCAGCACTAGCGACATTCTCGGCGGCGGTTTAAAGGGGTCTTTGGACCTTGCCGCTGCCGGTAACCTTGACGTAGCTGAGGCTTCACAGGTGGCCGCTATTGCGATGACTCAGTTTAACCTCCAGGGTAAAGATGTCCCGCATGTAGCGGATCTGCTCGCAGCTGGGGCGGGTAAAGCTCAAGGCGACGTTCACGACTTGAGTATGGCCCTACGTCAGGGCGGTTTGGTTGCTTCCCAGTTCGGTTTGTCAATTGATGAAACAGTCGGTGGTTTGGCTTCTTTTGCTAACGCCGGTTTGATCGGATCTGACGCGGGAACATCACTGAAGATTATGCTTCTCCGGTTGGCTAACCCATCTAAGGAAGCCCGCTTACTGATGTCTGAATTGGGCATCACAACGCACGATACTTCTGGCAAATTTATTGGTTTGGCTGGGTTAGCCGGGGAACTACAGTCATCTCTTAGTCACCTGTCGGAAGCTGAGCGCCAGCACGCCTTGGCTCAGATATTTGGTACTGATGCCATCCGTACCGCAACGATCCTTTATCGAGAAGGAGAATCCGGTGTTCGGCGCTGGTCTAGCGCTGTTAGCGACAGCGGATATGCTGCTAGGCAAGCGGCTATTTTGCAAGATAACCTGGCCGGTGATCTAGAGAAGCTTGGTGGGGCTTGGGATAGCTTTGCTATCGCTATGCACCAATCGGCAGAGGGCCCTATACGTGGCGTCACTCAGGCCCTAACAGCTCTTGTTACTGTCGCTGCGGAAGTGCCTGGCGTGGCATCGGCGTTCCTGGCTATCACCACTGGTTTGGGCGGTTTGGCGTTAGCTGCTGCGGGCGTCAGTAAAGCCACTGTCATGATCAATGACTTCAAGAATGCTGCTAAAGAGCTGGGTACCTCCACAGGTAATATCATGGCTAAAGCCACCCTTGCCGGTGCGGGGTTCGCTGCCCTATCAGTAATCGTTGGGATCTTTGCTAATGACATAGCCAAAGCGGCGGATAGGGAGGCTGCTTTTGCGGAAGCCTTAAAGGCCACGAATGGCGAAATCCGGGACCAGAATGGGGTTCTACAAGAATCTGTGCGCCACGCTGCGGCTAAAATCGCTCAGGAAGAGGGCCTGCTAGATATCGCAGAGCAATATGGTATCGGCTTAGCTAAAGTAACTGACGCTATGACGGGCAATGCCGATGCAGCACGCGAGGTCGAGGAAACAGTACGTAAGGCTAATGCGGCTTCCGCAGAAGGCGCAATGGATGCCGAAAGTGCCTTCAGAGATTACGAGAAGGTAAAGGACATTATCGATGGTTCCAATACATCTCTAGGTGAAGCTGCGGATAAGCACCGACAGATGGCCGATGCTGTTGGTGAATCCGGTTCAGCCGCTACAGGCGCTGCCGCTAGCCAGCAAGTCCTAGCGGAGTCGATGGAAGCACAAGCTGAAGCTACCTCCAATGCTATTGAGGCGATCAACAACTATTACACTGCTGTTTTATCCCTTGAAAATTCGGAAATCGCGCTTGAGGCCGCATATGACACCGCTACAGAATCCTTAAAAAAGCACGGGGAAACTCTCGACCTGAACACTGAGGCTGGGCGGGCTAACGCCACAGCTCTTGTGGGAATTGCAGAATCCGCCCTCCGTGTTTCCTCCGATATGGGTAAAGCTGGGGCTTCATCCGACGAAATTAGCGCCAGTATGGCGACTGCCAGGCAACGTTTTATCGAGGCTGCCGAGGAGATGGGTCACAGCTCTGAAAGCGCCGCTGAGTACGCTAATAAGTTGGGCCTTATCCCAGAAGATGTGGCCACCCGGTTTGCTACCCCGGGCTCAAGTACTGCTCAGTCTGAGGCACAAGCTGTCAATAGGGCTCTCGATAATATCCCGGTCAACATTTCCAGTAGGATTAATGTTTCTAGTAACGCTAGGGCTGCTGTTGCTGACGTAAACTCAACCCTGAACACCATCGCCGGGAAAACGGTTACCGCATACGTGGCCATTCAAAAGTATGGCCAAGGCGCGGTAGCTACCGGTGGTTATGGCCGACATGTGGCGGAAGCTGTCGGGCTAGCTACTGGAGGCTCCCCAGTTAGGCGGAAATGGCCTAATGGCGGAATCGTCGAGGGACCGGGTACTACTACATCGGATAGCATCCCGGCAATGCTGTCTCGTCGGGAATTCGTACAGCGAGCCGCTGCCGTCGATTATTACGGCGTGGACGCGATGTACGCGCTGAACGCGATGCGTATCCCCCGCGAGCGGCTACTAGGTTATGCGAGTGGCGGGTCGCCATGGGGTACTGAGGCGCGTCTCATATCTAGCCCTGTATCGGCAGGGGGCCAGCCTGTGCGAGTCACTACACACCAGGTGGACGTATCGTCTCTGAGACACGCTGTCGCCGAAGGGCTGGCCGGTGCACGAATCGTCATCGATGGTCGCGTCATCGACGCCAGGATCGAGACTGCTAACACTGCCACTGCACGGCGCTACCTGAGGGGGTAATCATGCGTATTACTACACGTGTGGACGCCACGCCACCACAGGTGCGGATAGAGGCTACCGCGATGCCAGCTGCTGCGGTAGCGGTGCGAGTAACACGGTCATGGGCGGGGTCAGAGACCCCCTGTCCTGACGCTGGGCTGGTGCCAGTGGTCGGTGGTACGTGGGGGTGGACCGACTACGGACTACCCGCTACCGTCGATGGCGTGGCCTGCACCTATGTGGTACAGGCCCTGTCCGCTGCTGGCTCAGTGGTAGATACAGGAACAGCTCGGGCGACAACCGCCATGGTAGAGCACTCCGCCGGGTGGCTGAGTGACCCGCTCGACCCACTGTCGGCGGTTCCGGTGACGATTACCCACGAAACATCACCTCCCGGCTGGGCACACGGCGGGGCTACTGTCGCGCCTATGGGCGGTGTGGCGGTGTCCCTCGGCTCTAGGCGGGCACGAACCCGTGACTGGGGAGTGTCCGTATCTAGCGGTGAGGCGTGGTCAGCCATCTGGGAGATGCTGGAGCGTGGCGGGGTCCTGCTGCTACGAGCTGACCCCTCGTGTGTGGATCACCCTACGGGCCATATCCACATGCACGTAGACGGAGCTGAGGTATCCACGGCCCTACCCCATGACCAGTGGCGGGGTGTGACCCTGGCTACTGTGGAGGTTGCACCCCCGCTACACGCGGTGGCGGTCGCTGCTGTCACCTATGCGGACACTACGGCTACCTATACGTCGTATGCACGTACCCGGGCTGCTCTGCCCACCTATGCGGATAGGTCTAGGGGGTCTCGCTGATGTGGTCGGTACCAGATGGCTGGCGGTCAGCTCTGGCTGGATCGCACCGAGTTACTGTCACTGCGACAGTAACTTTGTCTGGGCGTCGTCTGGCCACGCTGAGCGATGATCAGGCAGTCCTAGAGCGTGTGCCTGGAGCTGCACGAATCGACCACTGGTCTGTAGCGGCTTCGGTGCGAGAATCACAGGTGGAGTCGCGGCTTACCTTGAGTGTGGCGGATCAGGGGTCACGCCTGCTGACGCTTAACCCCGAGAGCCCACTACAGTGCTACGGCCAACGGCTACACGTACAGGCCACGGTGCACTCGGCCAATACAGCGCTTACTATACCCCTGGGGGTATGGCGTATCGACAAGGCCACACCTGAGGGTGGCTGGTGGCGGCTATACCCCGGGGGCCAGTGGGTCAGGCCTGACACTGAGGTATCAGTGGAAGGTGGCGATCTCATCGATCTGCTAGCGGACTATGACTTTCTCGGGCCGTCTGCGATACCCCCCGGCTCTACCCGGTGGGGTGAGCTTAGGCGCTTAGTCGATGGCACACTGCCTGTATCCCTCAGCGCAGCAGACCGGCAGATCAGCCCCTCGCGGTGGGAGGGCTCTCGGCTCGATGCGATTCTGTCCCTACTCCGGGACGCTGGCCGTGTCGCTTGGGTGGATCGTGCCGGGGTGTTACGTGACCTGCCAGCGGCAGGCGGCACCGACACCCTACACCTGGCGGCAGCTGATCCCGACACTGGACTAGTGCCTGCTGGGGGTCTAGGGTTGGTCGAATTTACCCCTGAGGCGAGCCGAGACCGCATGTATAACGGAGTGCGGGCTACCGGCAGTGGAGAGTCCGGCGCTGAGGTGTCCGGGGCTGACTGGATCACTGACGGCCCCATGGCGTGGGATGCATCCGGGTTTGGGCGAGTCACCTACGGTTACCACTCGTCTCTACTGCGCCACTCGGCGCAGTGCCTGGAGGCCGCCAGGACCCGCTTAGCAAATATCCGAGCGCAACGGTCCATCGACGTGATGGTAACGGCAATGCCTGACCTAGCGATAGACCCGCTGGACCGTGTGGCCGTCACGATCCCGGATACTGGTCAAGTGCTCTCCGGCCCAATCACCGAGCTGTCGGTGTCAGCTGGGGAACCCATGAAGTTGAAGATTGCAGTACCAGCGGAGGAGGTGATCCGCCTTGGCTAGCATCGCTGATGCACTGCACACTCAGCGGGGCATCCACGCGGGCACTGTACAGGTGGCCACAGTCGCCTCACTGTCACCCCTACAGGTGTCAGTAGGCAGCTCGATCCTCGAAGCCTACCGCGCGGGTGGTGTGCCGGTAGCGGTAGGCGAACGGGTCCTCATACCGGCTACAGGCCCCGCATGGATTCTGGCCTCAGCTGAGCCCAGACCACAGACAGGGACAATCGCGGCCTTGTCTGGAACGACGGCCACGGTTAACGCCGCTGGAAAGAGCTACTACGGGGTACCTGTAGTGTCTGGAAGCCCATCGGTTGGCGCGGGGGTCCTTCTGCTATGGGGGGAAACCGGTGCAGCTGCGCTAGTCACGTCTGCCGTACCCGGCGCACCACCACCGATAGCCGGTGGTACAGACCAGGGCGGTGGAGCCACCATCACAGTGCACGCCACTGCCACCGACTGCGGCACTGCCCGGGCGGGGTCCTGGCGGAGTGACGGTGCCGCTCGATATCGCGCCTACCAGGGGTTTTACGCTGGCGCAGATAAGCGTCCCAACGCTGGCTACTGGTTTTATGGCGACCAGCTGCGCGGTGAGGGCACCTGCACCAGCTGCACAATCCGTATGGTCCGTGCTGACACGGCTGGTGTCTCAGCGGCAGTACCAATCTACATTAGCCTACACGCAGCCCCCAGTAGGCCGGGCACGCCACCTACGCTTGGCCCTGTCGTATCGACACCTAGCCTAGCTCGGGGCGAGTCTGGCGTAGCTGACCTTGGCGCCAGTGTCGGGCAGGCACTGCTAGATGGGTCCTACTCCGGTGTAGGTATCTCATACTCCGGTAGCGACCACTACGCCTGCCTGCTCGGGCCCGCTGATGATGCCCTAGCCGGGCAAATCACACTCACGTATACCAGGAGGTAATCCTATGCCAGCTACTAGTCCACATGGTTTTCCTTACCCGTCGGCTACCGATGCTGACAACGTTCCAGCAGATATGTTGAAACTCTGCAACCGCCTTGAGGTGGTTGTGACCGAGCTGGAAACTAGGGTAGCTAAACTTCCCAGGGCGATGGCTTCAGGTCGAGTAACAGAAACAGGCGCTGGCACCCAAACAACGTGGGTGAGTTTCCCTTCTGGGCGTTTCTCTAAAGCACCTGATGTCACAGTAACAGTTCTTTCTGGAGCCGGTGCCCATACGTGGGATACTCCGCGTATTGGCACAATCGGAAATACCGGTTTCCAGCTTGTGTCAAAGAACGGCCAGAATTGCGTGTTCACGTGGATTGCTGTTGAATTCTAATTAATGGAGGTGTGTATATGGCAGACCCGTATAGGAACCTGAGCAAAGTAACCCCCGGGGTTAAGACCCTAGTGAAACACATTTACGGGACACTAGGAAGCTATTGGCCCACCATGTGGGTTGGGCAAGGCTGGTCCAACACCGGGGGCGAGGAACACCAAACTGGACGTGCAGTTGACCTCATTATGGGGAAACTCGGCACTAAAGCTAGTGGAGATACCAAGGCGCAAGGGGACCGGCTAGCAGAGTGGCTTTGGGCTAACCGCAAGCCCCTACAGATTCGCGGGATTATCTGGTATGGCCGACTCATTGGTTACTCTTACCCGGAGCAAGGGTGGCGTATCTATAGAGACCAGGGCTCTATCTCTGGTAATCATTACGACCATATCCACGTAATGACAACCTTATTCGACGAAAGTCAACCCGACCTCCCCAAAGCCACTAAACCAAGTGGTATCGCAAATGATTGGAGTATTCTAATGGCTGATCTTCCCCAAAATGTCCGTGCTGATATGCAGCACATCGCCGAGAGTGCAGTTAACGCCCAAAAGGACATTATCGCTGAGCGCGTTGTGGCTAAATTGCTGGGCACCTGGCTTGGGTCCAGCGGGCCTACTGTGGCCGTCGCTCTCCAAGATGGAGTCACTGTGACCCGTTCCCATGCACAGCGACTCGATAAGATTGAACAGCGCCTGGCCGCACTGGAGGGCACTAACTAATGCCCGCCCAGCCGCCTATCGACCCGGTAGCCTTAGCCGAGTGGTTGGGCTGGGGGGCGACTGTCGTGGTGGCGGTCACCGTGACTGTGCGGTCCGCGCTCTCCCGGCTCCTACCCCGGCTACGCCGCGCCGAGGAGCTCGCAGCGACAGCCGCCCACGAGGTGCGGCCCAACTCCGGCGGGTCGATGCGGGACTCGACGGATCGCACAGAGGCTGCGGTGACCCAGCTAGTAGCTGAGGTATCAGCACTACGCGATGACATATCTGATATCCGA